ACGCCTGAGTGACCATTGGAAGTAAGCAAGAATGGCTTTCGATGACGTTTTTTATTACCCATTTCGGGTAGGGTGCAGGATTAGAGTCGTCGCAATAACGGTGATGGCAGGTTGAACAATTAAACTCTTTAGCCTGTTGATTAACCGTTACTGCGATAATTAGTTTTTTATTTCTGCACCACTCAGTGATGACACTGTAAATATCTCTCTGGTTAACTCTTGAAGAGTGACAAAAGGGATCAGTTCAAAGTTGTCAGACGAAAAGGGAACCACCTCTTTGCCATCTTTAAAATTCTCCCAATCGACAATCCCTTCAATCCATAAAAGCTCTCTTGCTGTTTTATTTGGCCTTGGGTTTCCGCTTACTAGCTCGCAATCATCTGCCACTTCATAAAATTTTGCTGCAGACAGGGGTTTGATTTTAAATCTTGTTGGCTTTTTCTTGCGTTTTTCGCTATCTGGCGTAAACCAGAACGCGGTTAGTTTAGAAACGTTCATTGATTATCCCTATGTGAAAAGAATGGTGATTTCGTCATCAGTTGTCGCTTCTGACGCGCCGTAGCCGATTTCGTAAGTTCTCAGACTGTCTCTGTCGCCGGGACTTAACTCTCGATAACTAACGGACGGCATATCAATTCGGTATCGATTTCCTGCAGTGGTTCCAATCACGCCACACGCAAGCGCTTTCGTCGATGATGACTGCAAATCGCCAAGGAAATCCTGAACAGCAACTAAGGTTGCTTCGGGGTCAAATGAACCGTTAACATCTCGGCCAGTAATAATGACATCGCTATAACCATCGGCTGATGAAATACTGGCAGGTGTCGTCAGTTCGTTTCCTAGATCAAAGGAAAGATTGTTGATAATTGCGGCATAACCACCAATCGTAAATGGCACACTTATCAGAGGAGCTGGCAACGTTGAATCGTAGCTAGGTGACGGTAGCGCACTATCAGTTTTCGATAATAGATGTCCAGTAAATGTAAAGCTTAGCTTTCCAAATCCGCCCGTTTCTAACGCTCCAGAAACCGTACCACGACAACCTGTTAATTTTATCAACGAACCATCTTCATAATATTCGATAGTTGCTGATTCGATAGCTGTTGAAACCGGCGAATAGGCGACACTTGTCGAAGCAACAATTGTTTCCCCCATAGCGCAAGCTCTCAGAGCTTGGCCACACTCGGGAGCAACGCCAGCGCTACCAGATCCTTTTATTTCGACGTCAAATGACACGGTATAAAGCGAACCACCGTAAACGCTTTGCTTTTTGGCTATGCTGCCATCAATCGGCGCTCGCTCAACCATTCTTAGACCTTCAAGGCCATTAGAAAGATTTTCGACTAGTAACGCGTCGACGCTCGCAGAAGGGACCGCATCTGTATTGTAGGTTGACTCTACTTTTAAAAGTACAACCTCTCTTCGGACTAGCTTAACCATTCTTTTTCACCTCTTTTGTCTTTTGAGCTTTCTTTTCGGGCTGTATGGTTTTAGTCCCGCCGCTTTTTAAAATAACTTTCTTCTTCATGGGTCACCCACTTGGATCGGTTAATAGTGATCGATAAATAACTTTGTATTCGACGGTTGCAAAAGCTGTCGGTTGTTCGTCAGCTGAGACATCAGGCGAACTCATGCCGTTTGGTAATGTAATTAGGACAAATGGCAAACCTTGGGTTTCGTCTGCCATCAATGCAATTTGAATTTCTTTTCTGATTGCGAGTAAAATACTATCGATATTCGGTTCATCACTTTTAACAAACATCTCAACCAATATGGTTAGCTCGTTGTCAGATTGCGTGTTGTGAATACTTTCAGGTCTATCTGCACCCATTTTTAAATTAATTGCTGGCAACGATTCGATGGCATATACGCGCGATTGATAAATGTTTTGGCCTGTCGTTAAAAGACCGGTTAGTTTTGATTTTATTGCTGCCAGGATTTGATTGGCTTTATGATCAGCCATTTAATATAACCTCGATAAATCCATCGCCATCTGGTTGTAACTCGGCGATTTTGTAGGAACGCTCATTAATCACGACAACATCGTCAACTTTTATCGTGATACTATCTGAAACGGTTAACACCGGCTTATTGCCGGATATTCGATTAGTTTCCACATAGACATACGAGAATAAGCCGGACACATTTTTGTTAGCAATGTTTGCTAAAACGTAGCCCGGCATATCTGGATCTATAATTTCAGAAAACATTTATTTTTCAGATTTCACTTTCTTTTCAGATTTCACTTTCTCAGCGCGACCGCCGGATAATAGGTATGTCGCGTCTTTATCCGAGACATCAACGATAGAATTAGCTTTACAGTGTTCACCTGCAATACCCATATCATGCTTAATTTTGATTTTCATAAATCACCTAAATAAGAAAAGCGCCGCGAGGCGCTTTATTTGTAAATGTATCTTCCGGTTTTTTATAACTAACGAGATCTAAGTGATCGCGTCTGCCATAACAGCAAAACTTTCAGGGTGACGAACAGCCAAATCACAATCTTGAAATGCTGTAACTCGGATCGCGCCTTTGGTTGCTTGAGTGTATGGGTCAACTTGAACATCAAGACCGCCCCACATACCAATAATTAAGTCCGCGAAGTTGCCAAACATAATTGCCGAAAGGTTTGCACCCGTTCCCTTGGTTAAGTTGCTTGGCACTTGATTGGAGACAACTGCATCATAACCATTGATCGGATTATCGCCGACCGCCCAAACAAATCGACCAGAACCGCTATCCAGCAATGTTTGCTTTAACGCACCTCTCACTTTCGTGTTTGTGAGGTAACAGAAACGAGAACCAGCTACGTTTGCATTTGCGATTGAGCTTTCAAGATCAACAACATCAGCCCAGTCGGGAGCTGCGCCATTCGTTCCGCCAGCTATTGAACCGATACCACTCTGATTCATAATGCCAAGAGGTTGATTACTCGCGCCGGTACCATTAATGCCAGCTTGGTCGATTGCGAGAGCAAGACGCATTGCTAATTCGTTTCGCACGAATGCTTCTGCTGAAATTGAACCTTGCAATAATAGGCGTCTCGAAATATCCGAAAACGCTCCAACCGTTTTAGGAGTTAGTGCTACTTGGTCGAATGTCGCGCTTGACTCGGTCGGTGCGCCATTTTCAGCAAGCCAAAAATGCGAGGCTCCACCGGTCTGTCTTGGAATAGCGATATTACCGTTAAGACCATTTAGAATGGTTGCCCCACACTGAATAAGCGCCAGCGCATTTTCGAGCGATTCGATAAATGAACCGCTCAATAAATCCGTTGATACTAAATTGCCGCCATCGGCAGCCGTTCCAACACTATAAGCGCGAGTTAGGACATCATAGGGGACCATCGCACCCTTTGACTCTTTTCCAGTTTTTTCAAGCGCCGCACTTGAGCATTCTAATTCGAAAGCCGCAGCACGTTGAAGACCGACATCTTGCGGATTAGCAAGCGCGGTAATCAAGCGAGAAAATGAGTATCCGCCCTGCTCTTTTTCAGTCATCCCAATGTTTGGGTCTTCTGCTTTGGTCGGGTTCAATCCACCACGCTCAAGTACTGCTTGGTTAAAATCGTGTATGGATTTTCCTTCCGAGATCATTTTTTCTGCAAGATCCTGCGCTTGATAACTTACACCTGCTTTCTGTAATTCAATTACTCGCGCGCGCTCTTTTTGCTCAGCTTCGTCTGCAGCGTTTTTACGTTCCGCTTGAACGTCGATTTTTTCGATTTTGTCAGTCATTTTAGTTTCCTCATTGACTATAGGTTCATTGATAATTTCATCTTTTATTTTTTCGGTTTCTGATTTCGGCACACGCGCTTCAACCTGACGACCAACACCCACCGAAGGATCGGCGGCTACACTAACCAAAGAGACTTCGTAAGGCTGCCAATCTGTAACGCGGTACAGATCTGCTCCATCCTCTCTCTCTTCGATTAATTTCATTTCGTTGACCATATAGCCAACTGATACTTGAGTTCTAATTCCGTCGATCACGTCTTGATAAATCTCTTCTCCACGTACCGATTTGCTGAATCGAACAACTGCACGCCCTCGCAAATCAGAATCGATCCGAACACTTTCGACAACTCCAATTTGATCATCCCAATCGTGTCCAACTAGAAGCGCTGCACCTGTTTCCATACGAGATAAATCAACTTCTTTACCTTCATGGCCCAATACTTCATCACCAAACCATCGGCGGTAAGGTTCTTCGCTCGAAAACGCAATTTCAACGGTTCTCTTTTCTTCATCGTGCTGCATTTTTTCCAATAAAAAACCCCGCGATTGCGGGGCTTTTTTAAAGTCATCAAATTTTCTATCATTCTTAGGTTTCATCTTCAACCTCTTCTGGTTTGTCTGGTGTCGCCATCAAGGCCAACTCTGTCTTAATTCCATATTCGTCTAAAATTTCGTTTTCCTTTTTTAATTCTTCCCATACTTGCAATGGGTCGCCACCTTGTTCGCGAATTATGTCGCCACGAGAACGTAGGCCGTTATTAACTGCTAGTACGCCAGCTTCTAAATCTTTCTTAGGATCAACCCATGCCCAACGCCTTGCTTGAAATCGGTGCTCTTTGAATCGCTCCAACTCACCACTTGATAGTGGTTGGCCAGTTGAGGGAAAAACCAACAGCCCACGAACTAACGCAGCACTTATCCATCGACAAAAAATATCTGAGGCTACATGTTCAATAAACCATTCTTGAGCCACTTTCCAAAGCTCTCGACTTTCCAAAACCCCGCCTCGCAAACTCGAAAAGTTCACTCCTTCTAAATCATTAGCGAGTGTGTTGTAGTCGACACCAAGACCAGAGGCAATACCTCTAAGAACGCCTTTTACATAATCTTTATACGCTCCATTCGGATGACTTGGATCCCACGTATGAACTTTCGCCCCATTGTCCAAGTAGTGCCAGCTTCCCGGATCGGTTTCGATGACTGGCTCATCATCGTAATCATCGTCACCCTCAAAGCCTCGACCGTTTTCACCACGCTCAATAAAGCCCATTGAGCTAGATCCTGTTCTTGCAGCAACCAATTCCGCTTCTTCATAACCGGCTAAGTAACGCATACGAAGCATCGCCGCAGCGCTATGCGGATAACCACGAATTTGATTAACGTACTCAGTCATAAATTTGTGGATAACATGCTTTTTATCAAAACGGACGTACCCTTTTCCACCGAATAAATAGTAGTTAGAATGGGTCGTATCTGTGCTGTGAAAATGATAAGCGACCGCGCGGCCAATAGGGTCTAATTCCACCCCCATCCGAACACGGTTCTTGCCGCGCCATTCGTTTTGGTTCACATCCATCAACTCTGGATCCATGAACTTAAAGCTAATGCCGTGTTCGCCCTGCGCATATTCGACAAGAATTATTTCACCATCCCGAAAAAGTGAATCGATTGCAAGGTTCTGCATATCTCTCATGGATAATCTTTCTTGTGCGCAACATACGCTTGGCTTAGAAAATTGCTGCCAGCCTTTTTCGATGATGCCTCTAACTAGTTCATCTGGTTCGCCTCGCCGTTTACCCAACCCTCTAACGACTTGCGAACGAAGTTGAATACCCGTAGAGCCAACGATATTAGAACGACACAGCTGAAAAAACCGACGAAGGTAAGGATCGTTTTTAGCGAGCTGTCTAGATCGAGCACGTAACTGTCTCAACTCATCTTCGAGCTGTGCGTTGATTGGCCGACTTTCGATGCTCCAACCACTTACCAAGTTATCGAATTTGGAAGCATCCCAAGCCGATCGAGAGCGTTTTTTTGGTCGATGAATTTTAGAGTGTTTTTCTGTGTTTTTATTTTTGAAAGGCCAAAACATTATTTAAACCTCACCTGCATTTTTCCAGATACTTGCCCCAACTGCTTGGATTTACGATTAGACTTTTCTATTGCGATCTCGCGTTTAAATCGATCGCGGAATGCTATTAGTTGCTCAGGAGCATAGCGAGTAATACTTTTGCCGTTGATCGACATTGTTAGTTGGTCTTTGGTTGCCTTGTTTAAAATCGTTGCTTCAATTGCTTCTATAATTTTTTCTGCAAACGACCTTTGATCGATTGGCATGGTATGGTTCGGTAGTACTTCGAAATCCTTATCGACAACAGTAACACGCTCGTTTGTTTTTTCGACAAAACCAATTAACCGATACGATCCCGGAGTCCAGTTATTAGTAGCGGCGTTAGTAATTGAAACCGTGTAATTTTCTCCAATGGCGCTTGCTAAAACCTCATATCGACTGATCGCGGAAACGATCGAATACTTTAGCGTCCAGATGGTCGCTGGATAACCACTTAAGGATTTTTCCCAGCTTGCGCTATTTCCAGCGGTAATTTTATTTGGTTCAGTCATGATCACCACTTATTGACAAACCCGCCACTTCGTTTAATTCTCGATGGTCGCTGCTTTGTCGGTTGTTTTTGTTGATGTGTTTTTACTTCCGGCTCAGGAATAGCGTTAGAAATCAGTTTCGATTTAATCGCGTTGATGTTTGGGTTCAATATTTCATAGGCCGCTAAATTATAAACATCGCAGTCAAGCGCCTCATTTCTTGGCCTCGTCTGAACGTATTCGAATACTGGCCGCCCCTTCAAATACTTGGTTATCCGTTTTTCGGCTGTTACTTGTTGAAACCATTCTTCGTCATAATGCTGTGGAAAATGGCAGTATCCTGCGCCGACTTCGCCAATATTTAATCGTCCGAATATTATCTCTTTTGCTGTATCTGTGCCGACCGAAAATAAGTTGACCTTTCCTTTGTTATTTTTGCTAGGTCTTGAAACTATCGGAGCGGCTTTGGTACTGGACCCTTTGATTGCAAAAACTCTCCTAGCTTGACGAGGTTTTACAAACTTATAAACCTGATCGGTGTAGTGACCACCTGAATCGATACAAGTGCAACTTATTCTTAGCGTCAATCCAGATTCGTGAGTAAATTCAGATAATAGAAATACATCGAGACGTTTCCATAATTCAGTACGACCCGGATCACCCCAAAATATTTCGTGTTTAATTTGCCAGCTTTCGCCGTCTTGGCCCCACGCTTTCACTTGCGCTTCTAATCGGTCATCCTGAACATCAACACCACAAGTTAAAACGACACCATTTGCCGGAACCTCTGCGGGGTAGTGCTCTCGACGCATGTAAAGAGCGTGGTGTTCAACTTGCTCCCCCGCTTCTTCCCATGTTTCAGCCAAAGAGACGTTAATAAATGTTTGCAGATCGCCTTGCGCTTTTTTTTCTAAGAACGAACGAACAATATCGCTGAGCTTTCTAAACGTTGAAGCTAGCTCAGGTAGGTGATAACTAGCATGGCCATTGAATTCTTTTTCTGCAACCCATCTACCATTTCTAATAGATTCATATCGTTCGGCATCATCCCAAACAACACCGCAATGCTCACATGCATATCTCGCCGTATCAGGAAAATGCTCTTTTTTCTTCCCCTTATCCCACCCAACTTGCGACCACTTCAAAAATTGTGATTCACCGCAAGCGTGACAATCAACATACCAACGTCTCTGATCGCCTTCTTCAAACGCGCCCTCAATATGAGAAACGTTTTTAATTGTCGGTGTACTTGTTTCAAATAATAGTCTCTGGTCACCAAACGTTGCCGCTCGCTGCCAGAGCAACCCAATTGGATGGCCTTCGGACGTTCGCTCGTATCCGTCCGTTTCGTCGGGATAGATTTTTGGCGCTGATCGCCCTCGCATCGTTTTCGGTGAACCAGACCATGCGAACATAAGAAATCCGCCGGGGTATTGCTTCATCCTTTGATTGTTTACACCTTCCCTTCCTCGGGGCGCTGCAATTTTTTCTTTTAATGATGGCGTGTTTTCAACCATCGGATCAAACTTTGCGCTTAACCAAGTTTGTAAGTCGCCTTGGCTAGGCTGCATGTGCATAATCGATTGAGGATCATGATCAATAAAATATCCCATCGACATTAACTGAACTTGACTCTTTCCAGTCTGAGCGCCCCACATTAAAGTAATCCGGTAGCAACCTTCTTTCACCGCCATATTTAATGGCTCTACTTGATAGGGTGCATTTCTAAATCTGATGGGGCCGGGCAATGCGTTTCCTGCCGGAATTCTGCACTTATTTTCTGCCCACTCGCTCGGCAGAAGTTTCAACGGAGGCTTTAAACTTCTTAATGCTCTTCTTGATAAAAGTCGAACACCTTCCGTATTGCTGAAATCATTCTTCTGATTCATCGTCAAACTGATAAGCTAATGTAGTTAACGTTTCATCGACCTCGTCGAGAAGGACTTCTTTTATCTCTCCGAGGTTTTTCACCCCAAGAATTTGTGGCGCAACCCTCGCTGGCAATTGTCGTAATCTTGAGCGCAATTCGATCATGGTATTGGTCCACTGCTTTTCAATTTCTACCAAGTCAGCGACTTCGCCCCTTCTAGTCGCAGCCTCAATTTCAGCAATCGTAGTTTCTGCCGCTAGCTTCCTTGTTTGTAATTCTTCCTTGTCTACACTGGCGGTATCACCAATGAGGTCATGAACAGCCTGATCAGTTCGCCACTGTGCAACCTCGGCGGTTGAGAATTTCCACTCTTGTCCACGGCTTCGATCAGCCTTTTGAATATAAGGACATCCCTTTTTAACCCATGAAGAAACCGTGTTTCGATGAACCCCAAAGAACCCAGAAAGCCGCACCAAGCTAACAATGTTTCCTTTTTGTTTACTTGTCATATGCTGACGCTGAACTTAGATTCAAAACCCACGCACACCGTAAACCTCGCGCTGCCGCGTACCCTCAGTGAGGAAGGCTCCAAAGTACCTTTTGTTTTCGATGGTAAGCTTAAGAATATTTTTATCATCGCACGTACTTCCTCAGTGCTATGCGAACAGCGCTATCCAATTCGATTGGAATTCGCTCTCGTAATTTTGCTTTCATTAATGATTGAATGTATGGCTGCTCAAAGGTACGTCTTGGCGATGGTCCAGACACAGTTGTTATCTTGTTTTTATTTCTTTTAAAAACTAACGTCTTACCACTTGTTCTACCGCGCCCAATAAATGTTCCATTGTATTGCTTTCTATTTCCCCAAGCGTTAGCCGATACTCCACCAAACTTAAAACCTTTTCTTGTTCGCTTTCTAAAAGACTGAGGATTGCGTCGAGACGTAGTAACGAAATCTATTAGATTAGACGCCTTTGACTTAGTGAAATTTATAATGAACTTTGGTTTACTTTTACTGGCCGTAAACATTAGCGGCACGACCGACTTACGAATATCTTTCTGTTTTACTTTTGTTTCCTTTGACACAGCCTTTATTGCCACAGATTGGACTGATTTCCCTACCCTATTTAATGCTTTCGGAATTGCTATTGGAATTACTTTCTTGGAGATACTGCCTAAATCTTTTTCTAATCTTTTTAATTCGTGCTTAATTGAAAACATTCAAACGAACTTTATGTGAATTTTTCTTTCGCTATTCTCGTCGAATACGACCTGCCCTAACGGGTGAGAAGGATCAAATACAATTAGTTCCGCTACATGAGTACCAATAGGGATGTTTTCACTTTGAATATCGAATGTAATTTCTCCTAAGCTATCACCCGAAATACCACTAGATACAGTGATGCCAGCCACATTTAATTCGAAATTTGTTGCTGCAGACCAATCGACCCCAACACCATCTTGCTTTACGGTTAATGAAAAGGTGTTATTACGACCTTGATATACGATTTCAGAAATATTCATTAAGTTAAAGAAAGATCCGAGTCAAGCAAATCATATACACCTTGCCCTGCAAACACCTCGGGTGTTGCTAAAACCTGACTACCCATGAAAACGGCACCAGCCCAGTATCCAATGTATGCTACTGTTACACCATTAACGTCAAACTGTGGCACGTCGGAGCTATCTCTATTTGCTGCAGCGGCAGGCGAATGGGTTATATTTTGGCGAGCGTATGCAGGTGAACCTCCACTAATTTCATTTAGCAAGCCGCTGGCACCGGGATCGCCCGAATGTGCTGAAACTTGTGTTATTAGCAGTGCGTCCAACATAATATTTTTTGCGGTAGTTGAAAATGGCATGTTTTAGTTCCCGTTTTTGATTGGTGTGCTATAACTCAATAACAAACTTTCTTGTCGCCGATTCAACTAAGAATTCGTTTGTTGTCGAGTAAGCTATAAATTCGTTTGTTGTCGAGCTAATTAGAATGTTTTTTTGATCCAGTGATATAAATAATAGGCTGATGCCTAATAATGATATATTTCCGTTAGCTAATAATTGAATATTTCCAAATGATTGTTTTCTTCCTAAGAAATTTATTGTTGATTGGGCTTGTTGTTGTGTGTTCCCAAATCCTTTCTTCGCCCCATCATTCGAAATCAAAGATAAGGTCGATATGGAAACACTTCCCCCTCTACTTTGCGTTTGTTTTGAACCAGAAATAGCGATATTAGTAATCGCTGAAACGCTAGCGAAACCCTTACCGGCTTTCATTCCTTGAGTTGATATATTTAAGACCGCGTTTAACGATAATGTTCCGTTAGAAGTCTTTTGACCGTTAGCAGATAAAATCGATTGCGCTGATAAGCTAATTGTTCCCAAACCGGTCTGTTTGCTAGATCCAACAGCCGCCAGATTAGTGACCGCGGATAAACTTGAAAACCCTAGTCCGCGCTTTCTTCCGCTTATAATATAATTAGTCGCCGCGTCTGCGATTGTTGAACCGCTAGATCCTTTTGCGGCAGAAACGATAAAAGACGATAACCCGTTAATCGATAACGAACCACCCGCCCCTTTAGAGCCGGAAATCGATGCCGAAATAATGCTATCGATCGATAAAGATCCGTTAGATGATTTTCGACCAATGTTGGAAATATTCGTTACATTAGATAAAGAAGCAGCGACGCCAATGCGTTTTTGACCGACTGAATTTATCGCTGATAAAGCGCTTAGCGATATAGCTCCGCCAATAACAATAACCATCCATGTTTGTGACTCATTCGGTTCGCCCCAAATTTTTAGAAATTTTTGACCTAAATTATTAACTCCTAAATACAATCCTTCCGGTTGCGAAAAACCGGTTAGAATAATTCGATCGATAATATCGCCATTCGCCGCATCGACTTCTAAAATAATATTTGATACTTGACTTAATAATAGTAAATTTCCGGTTACCGAATCGAATTCTATCGATGCTAAGTCTGACAAAACTCCGTTGTATAAAACTTCTGGGTCAAATGGCTCAATAACTGTTAAATCAGTTGTATAGTTATACGCTGTTAAATCGGCTTTATCTGCAGGAATTGTTATTCTCATAACTTTCATCGGAGAAAGCTCTTGAACAACGTACATATAATTATTTGCTAAATCAACAGCAACACCTTCCAAGCTTTGATTGGAAACTGTTCGAGGAGGAAAAATATAACTTTGATTTGATCCGACCTGCAAATTTACGTTTGTAGTACTTGAATCAATCGTTACTTTCCAAACTTCACTAGATTCATTAGAAAGAAAATATTCATCATTCTGATAATGAGTAATGCCTTCTATATCGTTTGTTGAGCTACCTGATTTCGTTATCGTCGCAACATAATTCCCTGATGTATCGTAACGAATTATTGAGCCAGAACTATTAACGACTACAAGCCAATTTTGTAGCGTTTCAGACCAAGCGACATCTGATTGATTAGTGACCCCACCACCACCAGCAACGGTGTGAGTTTGAATAGAGCCAACCCCTTCAAAGTTTCCTAAATTCAAAACGCTAGTTGGATCAGAGGGAGGGACCGCTCCATCATCTCCAGGTTGTAGCATCATAGCAACGCAACAAATTTTATCGGTTGACGAGCTGTTAACTAGATTTGTTAATATACCGTTTGCAATGGCCGTCGTATCTTTGGTCCCGACCACTGCCGCCATGCTTGTTCCGTCGTTTGCGGTAGTGCTATATTGAGAATAACCCCCGTTAAACGTCCATGACCCTGTGGTTTTGCTATTGCCACCAACCACAACGGCTAAACCGTCAACGATTTCATCTAATGTGTAAGGGGCTGTTCCGGTTGCATTTTGAGCAAATCCAGAATAACCCTGATTTAATAAGTTTAGAAACGGTTCAATCTGGTTGACATATTGAAAAACAATACCAATTTTTAACCGACTTTGTGCAGTTGCTCCACCTGTCCTAGTAGTGCCCGTTCCAGACATTGCTTGAATGCCTAGTTCATCGATATAGTAGGCATAAAAATTCATCGTTGCATTCGATAGCTGATGAATAAGAGTTGCGTTAACTCCCCCTATTGTTGCGGCGGTCATAATGCCAGTGCCGCTCGTTTCTACAATATCAAAAATTACATAAATTCGGTTAGACCCGATAGTTGGTGTAATTCCGGGTGACGAAGCCCCAGTAGCAACAAAATCAATTATTTGTGGTCGCTGTAAAGCCATTTGATTTCGCGAAAAATAACGCTATTTACCTTTCCATTTATCGACGACTTTCTCTGAACTACGCCCAACAACATACCCACCTAAACCCAATTTAATTAACTCCCATAAATCAACCGGAATTTCTAAAACGGGTGCGTTTTCTGTTAGAAGAGACAGATATGGATAAAGGATGTAATTGTTAAAAATGATGAATCCAAACATCAGCATGATAATCGGTCGCCAAATCGCCGCTAACCGATATTTGCTTTGAGCTTCCGATATAATGACTTTCATTTGAGCATCAAGACCCGCTAATTCACCTTTAGCTTGCATCTCGACAATTTTTAGCTTTGCTTCGTTAGCTTTTTCTTTATCTGGAAAAATGCTGTCAAACACTTTTCCGATTAATGGGATAAACGCAGTTACACTCATTGTTCAAATCCTATTCATTGCGACAAAAGAAACCGATTCGTAATCATCTAACTCTAATCGGATGGTCTTGTGATTACAGCCAATTTTATGGCCAATGGTTTTAACCGCTGATACTTTTTTACGGCTATTATATTTCGAGATCCTTAAAGTTTTATCGCTATCATCAATCCGCTTGATAGTTATTTCAGCAATCAACGCTGTAGTCCTTTAATGTAAATATTTGGGTCGATGAATGCGCCTTCGTGTTTCACCTCTAAATGAAAATGAGGTGTAATACTTTGGTAAATTGGTCTTAAGTCTTGTGACTCACCAATAACACCTTCAAGACCTATTTTGTCACCTAACTTAACGAGTGGATTGACGTAAAAGTAGCGGACTTGAATTCCTACAGAATCAGTTACTTGAACGTATCTTAAATGACCTTTTTCTGTATCGTTTGGGTTGTAGGGATAACCAATTTTAGTTACCTCACCAGAGCTAATTGACAGTATTTTTGATTTTGGTAAACAACCATAATCTCGACCATTGTGTTTTCTGTTGCCTCGCGGTGCGCCAAACTCGCCAGAGCCTTGAGAGTCTTGCCCTCGCTCTGGTGGAACTAGTTTAATCATTTAAAATACGCCATTACTGCGACGACAAACGCCCACAATGCAG